GAACCGACGACAATCTCATCCCCATAATTATCCATGGCGAAGCCAATGTATTGAACCCATTGGTGGTTGTCAGTCCACTCACGAACCTTCTTGTATCTAAACTCCAACAACATCTTTATATGAAATCCCTCTGGCAACGAATCTTCCATTCGACGCCACACCGGAGTATCCAGATTCATATCCCACAAACCCGCATTCTGCTTGGCTGTTTCTTCGTGCTTGTATACCTGTGCTACTCGTACCTGGGTATCGAGAACAGTCAGTTGGTTGGTTGAACCAGCTTCTCGACCCAAGCCAGATTCGCCCGGTTTATTGGAATGGTGAGCGAAGATTACTGCCAAGCCTGCGTCTCTCAATCTTATCATTAAATGATTTACTCGTGACCACGCTTCGGCATTATTTTCATCTAAGCCAAGGAAAGCGGAGCGCACTGTATCGAGTATTACAATATCGGGATTTTCTGTTTTAATAATATCCTCTAGTATTGCAACTCCTTGTCGGGTTGTTAGGTTAATGTCCTTGTCATCTAGGAATGAGGCCCACACTTTGTACGCTTCCCCTGCGTCTCCGTGTATTGACGACAATGTTTTGAATCGTTTTCCAATTACGCCTCTGCCGTTCTCATAATCGAAATACAAAACATTCGCAGGGCCATTCAATTCAAAAGGCCCGAAGTCATTTTGTCCTGCCGCAATAGCGTATGTCAGGTGTTGAAGGAACATTGATTTCCCAGAACCCGAGTACCCATGTAATTGTGTAATAGACCCCTTCCACAAGAACGGATCAGCAAAATATGCTGTACTGTTTGCCGCCGATACGAGCGCATCTGCATCTTGAACAGTAAGTAGTTGTCTTTTGCGTTGTGGAAGTACCTTTCCGTAAGTGTAATTCCCATCTTGATCCCATCGTTCTGGATGGTTCTCCCTTTCCATACGCTCAACACTTGAAGCTGTTGCCTCAAATTCATAATCTGGCAAGTCGTCCTCAAAGAATCTCGCCATGAACGCCCTACCTTTTTTGCGTAATGCTTCTCCGAAGTATCCCTCCAATACCATGTCGGATAGATGACGCATCATCCGATCATTGCGCCCATTCCCCCCACCAGTGGGCAATTTCCCATTCGTAAAGTGTTGTTTTATGTAGGCCTCTGTAGCATCCCACTCTGGTATACGCGTTCTTGTTTCAATACTAGACAGGTCAAGCGCATTAAAATCAACAAGATCGCCAGTACTAATATCGATAACATTGGGTTCCGCATAGGCAGGTGGCGTACCTGTCCAATCTTTCCATCTAGGGATATCGGTCTGAGAAAAGGGATACTCAATATCCCATTCGTAACTAGGACTCGGGGGTAGCAGGGCGTATGAACCGTCGCCTCTGAAATCAATCCCGTCAAACTTCGGCCAATCGGTTCCTCTGCTGTTGCCACCCACACGCGGGCCTCTTCGCTTACCATCACGGGGATGGTCGAAGTAATGATGAACTCCACGCTTTGTCTTCACCCGAACAGGTGAAGACAAACCTTCCTCAATAGCAAATTGATGCGCCTCTTCTGAGTCGCAGTCAACAATTACTATTCCTGAAAGTTCTCCCGTGACGACTGCAAGCCTTGCGTCTGGCCAATTACGAAACCATTGCTCAACCTCACCGTCAGTTGGACGCCTTTGTTGGTAGCGTTTCCATGGGATGTATGGTTTTTTCGAAGTAGGATTAATCGGAATGACTGACCAATCCTGTTCCAGATACCCAATAGCGGTTTCAAGGGTTGGGTTCTCCTCGTTTGTGTGCTCGATGCTCATTCATGTTCTCCATAGGGATTACGTACTTATCCATACGAACATGAGGGAATGCGCTCAACACTCTCTCAAGAGTTCGCAAGGTTACATTTCTTGTACGCCCCCATCGGTAAGGAGCAGTTCGAGGAACACCTATTGCCTCTGCCACTGCCCTTGCCCCACCTTGATCTTCAACTAGCCTTCGAATGTCGATGATCCGTTCCACATTGTACCTCCGTCATGTTAAAAAGGCGTACTCAACGGCTTGACAACCGTTTTGGACGGTGTATCATACCCGGTACTCGGCGGTCTGGCAAGGGGAGTGTAAATGATTGAAAGCAAGGCGTTTAAGTCGATTGAGTCGGATGAATGGGATACGTTCGAACGGATGCCCAACAGCAAAACCGACTCGACGACAGCGGAGAAACTCACTCAAATTGCAAAGTCTTGGCGTGATGCTATAGCGACAGCTAAAGTAGCTAATCGTCAATTGGAAGACTACGAGACAGGAATACGTAAGTTGTTTTGTGATGTACCTGTGGGGCGTACTGGTGTATTACAGCTAGGCGATTCTGTCTGCGCTGTATTAAAGACACACGAAAGATTTTCGTGGGATCACCGGCAATTGAAATCGCTTCTAGAAGATAATGAAGCAGAGATCAAAGCGCTAACAGGATCAGCGTGGAAGGCGGTGAAGGTATCGATTGATCGTAAGCAGTGGGATTTATTGCCCGAAAAGGTCAAGGACATACTGAAACCAGCGTTGAAGCCAATTCATTATGACAGGCTTACGTTTGCGGAAGTTTCTTCGGAAGAGGAAGCCAACAAGTTATTGGAGACGAGCAATGTTTAACACGAAAAAGACAAGTGATACGTCGTTTATCAAAGACAAGACCCTCGTTATGGGTCATCATGGATGGGGTAAGACCCATCAATGCAGGTACTATCAGAAAGAGTATGGTGCAGGCCTGATTTTATCTGGAGAAAGTGGGCTGAAAAGCCTTGAAGATACAGATATAGAATACGTAGATTTTTCATCTTGGGATGGAGAGCACGATCCCGAGAAGGGTATTTATTCATTTCGTGGAATTATACGAATGATGAATACACCCGACTTCAAGAAGTCCGGTTATCAATGGCTTGCAGTAGACAGCCTGACCGAACTTTCTGATCAACTCATGAATCATATCGATGAAGAGTTCAAAGATATGACAAATGGGTATGCGAAATGGGGGGAGTATTCCCGCCTTATGATTGGCGCGTTGAAATGGCTTCGTGATATTGATATGCACGTTTACATGACTTGTCTTGTTTCGGAAGAAACTGACGACAACGGTAACGTGAATTACTGGCCTTTAGTAAAAGGCAACAAGATCGCGAAACAAATTCCTGCGTTATTCGATCATGTGTTATGTGGTATTCGAGTAACTGATGGAGACAAGACAGCACCGTCAATCAAACGACTCGTTATTACTGAAGAAGTGCGTGGGTGGCATGGTAAAACCAGAGACCCAAGAGGGAGATTGAAGCCTGTTGAGCAGGTATCAAACGTAATTACTCTCTTGAAACTTATTCGTAGTGACGATGCGGCTTACGAGAAACATCGAAAAGCCAAATCAAGAACCAAGCCAACTGGAATCAAGGAGAAAGCGGCATGACTACATTTTCTGAATTAGACCTGAGTGGTATTGAAGAAGCGCGAGGCGTTTCGATTCTGCAACCCGGCACATACGATGTGCGTGTATTGACAGCAGAATGGCAAGAAATGAATAACGGTAATGGGCACCAAGTAATGGTGGAACTGGAAGATACCGCTGGCACAGGCACGATTAGACATTGGATAAACGTGCATCACAAAACCAGTAAGCAAGCACAAGAGATAGGCCAGCGCCAACTCAAGAGTTTGTTGCAGTTCGGGGGTCACCCCAATCCAGATAAGCCTGGGGATATCTCATCTTTACAAGGGCTAATCGTTGGCGCTGTTGTAGGTATGTCGAGAGAGCGCCGTAATCCAAACAACGGCAAGATTATGGAAGCGCGCCCTGAGGTAAAGGGTTACCGTATACCTAAAAACGATGCCGCAGATGTACCTGCGGGCAAAGAAGATTTTGATGATGCCCTGCCGGACTTCTGATCATGGCTAGCCAAGCGTTTGGATGGACAAAACAATGTCGTGAATGTAAGAGGCATAAACACACAAGTCAGTTTTATACCCAACGAACCAAGCCGGGTCAGAAACCTATCTGCCATGATTGTGAAAAGTTAGTCAGGCTGAAAAAGTGACTGAGTTGTTATCTCTAATCGAGTTCCTCCAAAATCTGGAGGAACTCGAAGAGGGGCTACGAGAAAAAACTCGCTCCTATATTGGTGCGTCCACCGTAGGCAATGAGTGTACGCAATACCTAAACCTATGCTTGCGTGGATTCCCTGAAGATAAACCATCACCTAAACTGCAACGTATATTTAACGTAGGCCATGCGCTTGAAACCATTGTCATAGATGATTTAAGAAAAAGACAAAGCGCGAAAGTGCTGTCCACAGATGAACTCACTGGTGAACAGTATGAATATACCGCATTAGGCGGGCATCTGATTTGCCACCTAGACGGTATTATCTATTTCTCTGATGATGATCCTTACGTATTAGAGATAAAAACGATGAACAAATCCAAGTTCAACGCGTTCGTTAAGAAGGGCGTTAAGATTTCCCATCCGCAATATCTCGCTCAAGTCATGCTATCAATGCATCTGAGTAACATACCGCAAGGTCTTCTCCTAGCTATCTGTAAAGATGATTGTAGATACCATATAGAGTGCTTAGTGCATGATGATTTTGAGGTGGCTAACTTACGCCAAAGAATATCTAACGCTATATCTAGGCCAGAAAGGATTAGTCATAGCCCTGATGATTGGCGATGCAAGGGCTGTTTCAAAAGAACAGCGTGTTGGAATCCCGAAGAAATAACGCCAAAGCCACAATGCCGTCTATGCAAATACGCTCAGCCGGACTTGTATGGAGAGAACAAGCAATGGCACTGTGGAAAACATGATGCCCCTGCGAAAAAAGCGTGTGAAGACTACGAAATGCTAACGACCAGTAGACCCTCTGCCACCACCACGACCGGTAGATCGCCTGCTCCCGGTTTCTGAAACTGGGAGTGCCGCATCTACTAGAGTTTCTTTAAGCGCTCTAATCCCACCCAACACAGGCACACGTTGCGCCAATTCCCTAACGGCTTGGCGTTGTGTGCCTACTCCACCAGTTGCCTGTTCCTCTGATGTTGCGCCCAGTATGGTTTTATGTAATCCTTGAACGACGTTCCATGCCCCTATCGCTTGGCTAACCGCAGGCCCGCCTACAGTGCCAGCGGCTCTGGATAAGCCAAAGTATCCATTATCCGCCTGCTGTACTAGATCATGTAGAACTTCCAGATATAAGCCAAGCCCACCCATGTGCAGTAGTCCTTCGAAATACCACCCCACGAAATCATCTTTATCACCATGAATATCCGGGTCATACCCCACCATTTGCGTAAAAGCTTTTACGCTTTCAGCATTCCTAGTTCTGAGTAATCCCTCATCTTCTCCTGCCCTCATTTGGATGGTGTCTTTAGCCGCTAAAGCCATCGCGCCGCTAGCTGGGCCTGCCAGCATATACATCATCAATGGCTTGGAATGATGAATCGGATCACGATAAGCATCCATTAACACATCCTTGCCCATTCTCGACATCATCATCGGGAATGATTTAAGTTGCCACATCATCGCGCCTACTGGAGACTGCGCCCACAAGGGTATATCGTTTGTGTTAGGAGCGTAGATCGTATCATTGGCAAATTTTATTAAGGCTTCTTTCAAATCCTGACTACGGATAGCCATCTCGGGATCGATTGCCGCGTCATGATCTATGCCCATATGCTTACGGCTCACCATCAAGCTATCTAGGGATGGCCCATCTGGACGGGCGTAAGCTCCCAAGCCATACCGTTCCAGAACTTTTTTGGCTTTCCTGCCAGCATTGCTGTTTAAGCCATGTCGAGCTATGCGCCGTTGTTCAGTCTTGAACCACTCGTATCCTACAATACCTGCCATCTCACGCATACGATCCGTCCATGGCGTAAGTAGAGTGGCATTAAAGAAGCCGGTTGCTAGTTTAGATGCGTCTACACCGTACATACCTACAAGGCGATTGTGTACATAGTTCTCTATAGATAACCCAGTTTCCCGCATCATCTCTCTGTAATCTGGATCAGTAGCGAATCTAGCCATACCCTTAATGTATGAGGTCATCTCCCCTGATCGTATCAACGGTAGTGCTACGTCTGTTAGTGACGTTAGTGTTGTAAAGCCAAGATAGGTTAGGGCTGTGAAGTTACGCATGAACTTAGATAGCGAGCGCATCTTTGAATGGGTGTATGAGCCAGTTCCAAAAGGTTTGCGCTGAGAAGACATTATTAAGTCTTCCATCAGGTTGATCTCTGATGGTGGAAGCTTATTACCTCTAATCCCCATCTCTAATCCAGCAACCATAGACTCAGCACGGCGATCCCACTGGAATTTCTGTTTTGGTGGTAGGGGGTAGGTATGGGCGTTTTTCAGTATTTGCTCAGCTTCCACCACTCCGCCACGTTTGGGATTAGATAGTGCGTCCATAACATTGGACAGCATATTCTGTGCGCCGATTTCATTTTTCTCAAATGGAGATGGAATTTCTCGTTCCATCTTCATTTCCCTGACCTCACCTTCCATGGTAATGCCGCGTCTAGTGCGGCGTATTACGCGTGGAGTCATTAGCGATCTAAGGGCCGCTGATTTACCTTCTTCAAGAACCTTGAGGTAGGTCATAAGGCCATGATTGCCTGCGCCAAATCTCTTTGCGAACTCTATCTTCCTTGTTGAACCATCAATATATTTAGCGAGCATTGCTCCGATGTCGTTTTCAAGAAACTCCTCCAACTGCATCAGGTGATACCTATTCTCTGGCAGGTGTAGTTTTATAAGTCTTGAGTAATCTACGTGATCGAGTCCAGGCTCATTCCTGACTGCGTATTCTGGCGGGAAATGAACACCGTCCTCGTCAATAATACGATGGATCATATTCCTTGCGATTTCACGCCCCCTTTCTTGTGTGATCGGGGATGCCCTACCAACGCTTTCGTGCATAAAGTATTCGGCCAATTTCTCTGTGGCACGATCCATATTCCTAGATAACGCAGAAGCTCTCCAGATTTGCGGGACATAGTTCTGTTCTATGCCTGAATCCATAATCCCGTATGTTTTCATGGCTTCTAGCTCGCCAGAAAATACATCCCTAACTCTACGATATGCGGCCATTTCCACACTATCAGCGAGTCCGGTTTCTTCTCCTGTTCGCAAAGCCCACAGCAGCCTCTTCTCAGAGTCTGTTGGCTTGGCAGAGAATCTCCCATGCTCTCTAAGGTCTATAGATTTCTTAAACCATCTAGAGATTGAGTTACCGCTACCCGGCATTGCGTTTAGAGCGCGAACAATAGGCATCAGTTTGCGTCCTATCTCAGAATTAATTGTTTCGAATATGCCTGTTCCTTCTTCTCTTTGTAGAAAATCAGACACGTACCTATCTCCAAGCATACGAAGCCTGCGTGATCCTTTCCTGAGATAGAACGTGGGGCCAGATTTGTATGCTTCGATCTGGTCTTCCGGTGATAAAGGCCTGCTATCACGAGTAGCGTTCAGTAATTTAGTGGTTGACGGCGATGAGGAACCCCTTTCAACCGTATGGGCTACACTCACATTCTTAACATTATCGCCATTGAGCATTGCTCTCATCAATGGGGATACTGCTGAATCTCCTGATTCATTTGCCGCAAACATTAACGCGTCATCCTGTTCAAATCTGGGATCATTGATAGCTCTAACACCGTCAGCGTCAAAGATAAGCATTTCCGTGTGGGCTTGCTTGCCGCCACCATGGTTGTTATGGCTTCCAGTGAACTTTATTCCGTCATATCCCATCTCTGTAAGGATAGAATTTACTTTGGCTTTCGCCGCAGACTCGTTAGCTGTGGCTCCATTGGCGAGAGTCTTCCACATGGCTGTGTATAAGGCGCGGCCACGATCAATTCCAGAATGGTTTATCGCGTCAAAAAGATTACCGCTTGCGGGTATTGAAATTCCATCACCCTCTCTTTGAACCCTTCTAAAGAATTCCCTAACAAGCCAATCGTTAGGAGAGTTGTTCGACACCATGGAGAAATCTGCATATCTTTTGCCGTTAAATACCACGGGAACGACATTTCCGTAAACCCTTCCGGTTTTGTCTTTGAGTTCGTCAGACAGTCTCGCTTCTGTCGCCAGCAATTTATCCAACCCTGTATCATTCAGAGCGTCCGTCTCTGCGGCGGCTCTAGCAGTAGCAACTTGTTTGCGAACTCTAGATAATGAACTTGCTAAAGTCTCAAGCTCAGATATTTTCTCAGTAGGGACTTCATCTAATCTTGCATCTCTAACCACAGTATCCACGAGAGAATTTGGATGCGCGCTTGGAGATTCAGAAGCATATACACCATGCCCAAAATCCCCATCTTCTCGTATCATTGCAGTACTGGAACCCTCTGATCTCATAAAGTACGGTATCGCACCATCATTAGTTCTTGCGTACCCATCACCAACAAAGGCTTGTAGATTATGCTTTGCTCGTAATGACATCCCTCTTATGTAGTCTTTTGCATATGCGCCAGCTATAGACTCTGGAATAGATGTTCTATTCTCAAGTCTTATAGATAAATCCTTTCCTGTCTCCGCTCTATGGTATGAGAAGGGATCAGCAAACTCTTTCAGTTTTGGATGACTCTTATATAGCTTAGTCAAAGAGTCCACTCCGTCCATTATGTAAGCAACATTGGCTGTGATGGACTCCATTGCGCCTTCTATATTGTTTAATGATTCGTCACTCACACCTCGCAATGGATTGCGAGCGTTCTTAGCATATGAAGACCATCTCTCTAAGAAGGCATCTATATCCTTAAACGATGTTCGTATAGCGGATAATTCCTGATCTTTTAGAACACCAGCTCTTAAAGCAAATTTAGCTAAAGCGTCTGCATCCCCTTCTTTTACTGCTGTTCTTATCTGTGATCTCAATGATTGGAATCCCGGATCACTATAGTCAGTCAAACTCGCATTAGGAGAAGTATCTAAATCTTCACCGGCAAGACGGTATATCCCCTCATTACGAATAGGCTGTCTCCTGTCAGTAAGGTTTGCCATATTCATAATACGATAGGTTACTAATCTCGTATCGTATGTCTTTTCTGGAGTTCTTTCACTAAGGCGGCTGAGAATCTCTCTGAGGTGAGGCCTGACATTCTCAGGAATACCATCCATGACACCCTGTGTTCCAGAATCAATCACCTCTCTACGCACAATTGTCATAGACCTGCTTATGCCTGGGTTTCCACCCTTATTCTTTTTCAGCCAACTCTGGCCTCTACGTATAATCTCTGTCTTTATCTGGGCTAACCGCAGTTTGTTCTCATCTCGTAACCCTTCTGGGTATATCCTTCCTAGCTCTGCTACGAGATCGTCAACCCGCATCTTGGTGATTTCCGTTGGAACATCAACCTGTGCTGGCTTACGCCCTTCTGCTATTTGAGCCTGTATTTCATGCATCGCATCTCTACGATCTCGAAGGGGTATATCCTCATTCATTGCCATAGTGAGAAGCTCGCTCATTTCTTTGTCACGAACTTCAGCTGTGCCCCCGGTATAGCCATGAATGGATCGTCTTTGACGATGTAGCTTCCCTTCTTTGGCTTGGGTTCTTCGAACCTTGTTTATACCGTATCGTTCAGTAGTTGTTTGCAATGCATTCCCAGCATCATCAATATCGTAATGCCTTTGAAACGAAGGGGGGATAGCATTTTCCCATTGCCCGTTTGTTTCTATATTCGAAATGTTCTGCCATCTCTTTGCCAACAGAGACTCGTATGTATCTAAAACATTTTTAGTGTCATCCAACTCAAGAATTGTCCTGAGATTTTCTGTTGTCATGCTGTCAGGAATAACATCATACTGAAGCTGGTCATCGGCCATAGCGGCATATTCATATTCATCAATAACGCGACCAGTAGCGGTTCGATATACACCATCTTCACCTAAAGGAAGCGCTCTATCTATTCCTGTTGGTAATGCTTCTCCTATCGCTTCTGCAAAATCCCCATGGTTTGTTACATAGCCATCCATTCCGATTATTTCAGCTTCTGTAAGTTCATCTATATGCACTGTCCCATACATATCATGGACAAACCTGTCATCAGCATCTACATGAAGAACCCCTTGGTCATCATATATTGATTCAGTAAAGAAGTTATCGTCGGATGATTCCATAATCCTTTCACTTGCTTCTGGACTATGTTTTGTTCCAGCTGAACCCCAGCTAGTTTCCGAAGGATTCAAGACGTCATATTTCCCATCAGCCGCCTCAACCAATCTTCTGGATAAAGCTATCATTGACCTGTGCATGGCAGAGCCAAGCAACTGTTCATGGCTTGCGTCTAATAGGTGCGCCGCTAAATCCCTTGCAGACGAAATTAATACGTCGTCACTTTGAGCAAGGTCACCACTACTTGCTTCTCGTAGTCGCTCTAATATCTCTGAAAAAGCCCATGCGCGTGAAGCTAAAGACTCTGCGTGCCCAGGTTTAATACCATAGTTGTATCTAAACTTTCTTAAATCTGCCCCAACTTGAGCACCAGTTGTCTTTGCCAGATGAGTTTTGAACTCATCCGGCAAAACGCGTTGTAGTATCTGGATAACCGTGCCATCTATGAGGTCATCATTCACCATGCTTTTTCTAAACCCAATCATCCTTCCTATGTTGGCTAGTGAGTCATGCGTTTTCTTTATAACTGATATCCAATAGTTCTCTTCCAATGCTCCCGGCATTTTGCTCTCAATGTACATAGCGCCCATGTTGGCAAAATATTCTTCTGGGCTATCTCCTATGTTTGTTCCAACCTCAGGAAAATCAGACTGTCTATACCCGCTCCCCTCCTCCGCCATTCGTTCTGCACCTTTAGGCAAAACTACTTTTTCCCAGTAAGCTAGTTTTTCGTTATCGTTTAGAAGGTTTTTATATGCCCAGTGCATTATCTCGTGGGCAGTTGTATAGAACTCAGTGTTAGGGAAATACCCAGCCCTCATTCTCTCTCTATCTAGTCCTATATCTGTTTGATATCCTTCTGCGGGATCGAACTCACCCGGATTTCTTGGATAGCTTCGTTCGTTTAATGCGGCGTTCATATCATGAGGACTATACGTGCCTATTGAAACTTCCCCTCCCCCAGCACCGCTCTCTACCCTCATAGTCTCTTTATTAAAATTCCTAAGGGTTGGCCCCATTGGTCGGCCACGAGTTAAATAATCCATGACTTCCATAACTGCTTTGCCAGTTCTTGGATTATCTGTAAAAGCCTTCTCGATCATTTCCAATGATCGCTGTCTTGTTACATTGTCATATGTAATTCCGCCGGGGAACATCTGATTTCGAATCTGATATAAAGCTATTAACGAATCCACATGATCTTGCGGGGAAGCTGAAACATAAGTGGCTTGGAAGCCGATGCCAGCAAGAACAGGGTCTTGTGGAATATCAGATGCCATCCCTTCAGGAGTTAATAATTCCGGTAACGGCACTGCCTGGCCCTCTTCCAAGCCTTGCAAAACAGCCGGGAAGATTGCTTCTATCTCATCCGGCCATTCACTTTCTCTACGCAGTATTAATATCTGTAGCGCACGAACAGTGATTTTTCCTTTATTATCTATAAGAGCACGAGCTTCATCACGCGTAATTGCAGGAATTGAAAACGGCCCAAAATCAATTGTTTCGGGTATGCCAAAGTAAGCTCTTTCCGGCGCTCCCTTATGCCCTTCAACAAGCTCACTAACCAGCTTAACTACTAACTCTCTATGCGCTTGAGGAATATTGTTGAGATCAATCTCTTCATCTGCTACATCCCTAAAGCGCACTAGGTTATATGTTTTTGGAGCGACCCCATCTTTAATTGGGTGATCAAATCCACTGACCTTATACCTGTCTAGAACATGAGCATCTCTTGGCGAATCAGGAATAAAATCCATGACAGCTTCTGGACTTGTACCAGCGCCTTTGTATTTAGCAGATACTGTTCCATTTACCCAGTCATTAGGATTGTCATTAGCGCCAAGCATATCCTCATGTCTTGCTTGCTTCTCCGATGGGGTTCTGAAATACGAAGCAAGAAAACCACGCGGATTTTGCTTTCCCTGAGGAGATGGCGTGCGTCTGAGAATTGCGGGTATTCTTGCAGGTGTATCGGATTCATCTACAGCGGCGGCTAAGCCTCGATTTCTTATTGTCTCTGGATCGAGATTATTAATCCGTGCGATCAAGTCATCGATGGCTTGCTCAGTTGGCTTATGTCCTGCGGCCTTGGGGCGTACCCTTTCCAAAGCTTCTGTAGCGGCGTCATCAACCAAAGAGCCGGATTCTCTTTCCCCACGAGCAACGAGCATCTCGTTGTAGTCTTTATCTTTCCAAACCTTTCTACCTATTGGGTCATACCACAGCTTGCTTCCCTTCTTGGCGTAATCAGTTCTCCATCGAGCATTCCCATCCTTATCTAAAACTCTTTTTGGCTTGCTGGTTACTTTTTCTCTGCGAACTGCCACAAAAGGAACTGGTGAAGTGGAGCCAGATGTTTCTGCTGTAGCTCGGGCCGCTTCAAAGCCACCCGTACCCTGCCCATTCCAATCCTTTCTCACAGGCAGAGCGCCTCGTGGCGCTCTGCCTCTAGCAGGTTCTACACCAACACCGCTCGCAAGACGTCCAAGCACTCCAGTTGCTCCACCCTTAGTTTCTAATCTTTGGGATATCGCCTCCACCTCATTCATTGCGGCCCTGTTCTTTGCTTTGGTAAAGATCGGGTCTTTGAATATCCAATCACCCTTGTTCTTTTTAGCGTTATTCCTGAACTTAGTCAGGTCAAGGTACAGGTCTAAATCCGAACCTTCTAAATCCATCAAGGATGATTTAAGGAATGACTCGTCTTTGTCATAAATCTTGAGAACCATTTTCTCTGCGGCAGAGACCAATCTTCCTAGTGCGGCACCATCTTCAACACCTTTGAAGGTATTTCGCATCTTCTCAAAACGTGCGTGCGATGCCTCAATACGACGTCGCACTCCTGCACGAGCCTTTCTGGGCAAGGAATTAATAGCATCATCAAGCTTATTGCTGATGGCCATCTTCTTGCCTACATCTATTTTTGGCTTGCCAGTTGCTGGGTAATCTTTTTCTAGTCTTGCGATTAATATCTCACCAGCTTTACCCCAGCTACCTTTGGGAAGAGTTGAATCTGCCGGTAGCTTGTCATCCATATGCGAGGCTACATTTCGAATTGCCTCAGCGAGAGGCCCGCGTACTTTAGGACTTGCTAATGCATCTTCGAAGGTAAACCCTTCAGACAATCGTGGGGTAAGGATGTTCTCTA